TTAAGCGGTACATCGAGTATATGTCGTTTTATAAAACAAAATGGGACGACCATCCGACGAGCCGCTCGGACGAAATCGGCGTGTCGGCGCGGACAATCAACAATATCATTCGCAACATGCGAATATTTTACAACTGGGCGGAGAGTGAGAAGTTAATCGACCGTAACCCGGCGGCACGTGTCGGCTATCAAACGGAGGACGAGGAAAGTTTTGACGTGTTTACGGACGAAGAAGTCAAGGCGTTGCTTGACGCGCCCAACAAGCGAATCTACACGGGTTTTCGCGACTATGTCATGATGTTGGTGCTTGTCGATACGGGCGTTCGGGTTGGCGAGTTAACGGCGCTGAAACGCGGCGATGTTGACTTGGTTTATCGCCAAATTGTATTGCCCGCGGAAATAACCAAAACGCGAAGGGCTCGCGTTGTGCCAATCAGCCAAACGACCGCCAAAGTCCTCGGCGAACTATTCGACATGATTGGCGCCGACGACAGTCAGCCGGACGAGCATATATTTTTGACGCAGTTCGGCGAGCGTTACTATGGCGACACTTTCGCGAAAATGCTGAAAAAGTATGCGAAAAAGTCGGGGTATCCGATTAAAGCGCGGGTTAGTCCGCACACCTTTCGGCACTATTTCGCAGTCAAATTTTTACGAAATGGCGGCGACCCGTTCGCACTCATGAAAATACTTGGGCATACGGATATGGCGATGACACAGCGGTATGTGCGGTACGCAAAAAGTGAAGTAAAGGATATACACGAAAAAGCGTCGCCGGTGGAGTCGATTATGCCTCAACGAAATAAGCGAAAAGGAAGCGTTAAATTTAAGTAGGAAAATAAGCTGTATAATAATGGCATCGAAAACGAAAAAGATAGAGTAGTAGATAAAAAAATAGTAGATAGAATGGTGACAACCGGAATGTCCGGTATGTCCGACCATTGGACATACTGTAGTAATTGCGGAAAGATCTTCCATGAAGCGTGGGAGAATTTATGTGAGAATTGCAGAAAATGATGAGGGGATTCGCCCCCCCCCTCTTTTTTATTTCTCCACAATTCGTGCCCCTGTGCTTGGTGCCCCGTAAATTTTCACTACTCCAAAATCGCCCGTTCTGATTTTAAACACCCAACCGCCAAGGTCCTCAAGGATTTCATACTCCAACCCGCCAAATTTGCTAGGCTTTAGCGTCCCTGCGATATTTGCCTTGTTCGCCTTGACTGGCGGTCTGTCGGGCTTGTACACCGTCCATGTAGTGGCGTTCGCCGGTAATACGATATACCGTTTCTTTGCGGCTTGTACGGTCGGTGCCGCTTGTCCGGCAACTTCGACAATATCCTGCTCCAGCACCCACGACATAATACCGTCCAACAGGTACGCTTTTTTACTGTTGCTTTGGTTGACGGATTTTACTTGTATGACCCTATACCGATTGCCCTTGACAAAGCTAGCTATCGGTTGTCCGGTTTGATAGTGCGTTGCGTGTGCGGCTACAGTGACGATAGAGCCAACGCCGATATTACTACCGGTTGATGGTGTGACCGGCGCGGCAGGTTGTCCGGTTAATTCCTTTTGTATTTCCGCTTTAAACGATTCCCAACGACCTTCGTCTAAAATACGGTGTGGGCAATATTTTCCCGACCAGTCTTGGTGCTTTTTTACCCGGTCAATTCCCCATCCGCGCTCTCTCAGGAGTTGGGCGATTAGTTTAATCGCGTTTTGTTCGGCTTTTCGGTAGCGCTCGCCGCCTGACCTTGAGTAACAAATTTCTATTCCAATTGATTTGCGGTTTCCCGGTCCGTTTCCGTCTCCGCTGTGCCAACCGTTACGGTCTAGCGGCAGGCCTTGGACTGCCTCCACGTCGTCAACCGCAATATGAAATGACACTTGGTTACTGTTATTAATCATGTACTGTACTTCGTTGTTTGCGCTCGCGTCGTTGGCTGTGTTGTGGACGGTGATATATTCGGGCGTCATTGCGTACGGGCATTTAATGCTATACTTTTTTGACGATACTAGCATTTGTCTGATTTTTACCATTTATATACATCTCCTTTTGTATAAAAAAGAGCGGTTATTACCGCTCTTAATCTTGTTTCGGTTTTTTGTAAGTTAGTGCTTGTTGGCTGTCGGTTAGTCCGCTTGTCGTCGGGTCGGAGACAATACCTCCGGCAACTAGTACTAACAAAATAGCGTCAACATACTTTTCGTAGTGCCCTAAGTCCATCAGCCCTAAGTCAGTAACAATCAAACCAATCAACGCAAAAACAGCCACCCAAAACGGATAGCTTTGTAAACGTACTTTCCAGTTAATTTTCATCGAAATTCCTCCCTTAATTAATTGCGTTAATTAGATTAAATATAAAAACAACCGCAACCGACGCGATGCTGACGATTAGTGCCGCGTTTGATTTGCGGTTGGATTTAACTTCATTCAAGTCCTTTTCGATATTCTGAAAGCGTATTTCAGCCTCGGTACGCGGCATGAAATTCGCCGTATAGGCGTCTAGTTTCGTTTCAATGCGGTTAACGCCGTCGGATAAACTTTCTATCTGTGTTTCGAGCCGCGTAATGCGCTCAAAATCCTTCTGTTCCATACTTGACCACCACTTTCTTTTCGCGTACTATAAAAGATAAAAGGATGTGTTTCTTTATGAAAAAACGTCTAATACTGGCGCTACTATCGTCGCTAATTCTTCTTGCCGCTTGTAGCGACAATTCCAACGAAACTCGCGAAGAAAAGACGAATGAAACCGTGCAGGCTTCCGCAACGCCGCCGGAACCAACGGAAATAACCGTCGATAAGACCAATTATATTGTCGGCGATACCATCACTGTCGGCGACTTTGAAATCGTTATTAAGCGCGTCGAGTTTTCTGACGGCGAAGAACAAAATCGCCCGTCAGACGGAAAGTCATTCGCCAACGTGTATATTCACGCTAAAAATAACGGAGACAGGCCGGTGCCACTAAGCCCTTCCGACTTTACTTTTTACGACCAAACCGGTGCTGAATGCTCGATAGCCACGACCGGCTATTTCGCGGAATCACAACTTTCGGATACCAAACTTGATAAAGGCGACGAAATAAACGCGAATATACTCTACGAGATGCCTATAAGCAACCTCGATTTTAAAGTCATCTATGCACCGGAATTTTTAAACGGCGAAATAACGATAGAATAGGCGTAACTAATAAAGGTTACGCTTTTTCTACGACCAGTTTTACGTTAACCCGCGAAATAATTAAATTTCCGATAGCAACCGTATTGATTTCGTTATTGTTTAGTTCCGCGTTTAAAGCCGCCGCGTCGTACTGCTCGACGGTTTCCTCGTAATCTTGTCCGTCATGTGTTGATATTTTTAACGTAGTCATTAAGCTATCACTCCTTCATGCGATCGAATAAAAAATTGCGTAATCAGTTGCGCGTTGATACGTCCTAAATCGTTCGGCGTTATCTCAACCGTATGCCAGCCACGATTAATTCTACCGCTTGCGTCTTTAGATAAATATGCGATAAGGTCGATGTTTTCACCGGATAGCCCATTAATGCTGGTCGCCGTACCATCGACTTTAATTGATATGGCGGATGGCAATCGGTCAAGCTGATAAATGCCATATTCGATTGCGTGCGTATGGTTCGGCAACGTCACGTCGTGCGTATGCGCCGGAATTTGCACCGTATGTGTATGGTCTGGCGTGGTAAAATTATGTGTGTGCGCCGGAATGCTTACACTGTGTGTATGATTACCGCTTGATGTCGCGGTATACAAATCGTCGCCTAGAGACGCCTCAATAATTACGTTTGCTGCGTCGTTATACGGCTTAAAGAATCGTTTAGGCGCCGACGCTGTATCTGCCGGTCCAACATACGTAAATATGCGATGTCTGTGGTCGCCACCAGCGCTTGACGTCTGCGAAGTAGCGCCACCACTTGCCGTCGACGTGCTTGTGCCTCCGCCGGACGAACTCGTTTGCATAGACGCCCCGCCGCTTGAAGTTGAGCGTGTTATAGCGCCGCCGCCTTGCGTTGCGCGGGAATATGCGCGGAATTTCGTCGTTTCGTACGTCAACAATAACTTATTAACGTTAACCATATCGTCCGGCACGTAGAATCGAATGACCGCCGGATTGTTTGCGTCGGCATTATCGTTGTACGAATAAACGAGCATGTTCGTCGCACCCTGCGCATATACTTCGTTAATTTCCTGGCGGCGCTGTAAATCCGCCTGTGTCGTGCTTGCGTTATCTGACTTATTGCCAATTTCTAATTCGACTGAACCCCGCCCACCGTACAAGTCCGCTTTACTTACGCTCAATATCCGCGCGTCCACAGTGCCAATGTCCGGGTCTACTATTCGTACAACAGCGCCCACCTCGAATTTATCAATCGTGTTGCCGGTCAGTTCATAAAGGTCGGCAGCTGTCACGCGGTAAGTAACGGTTGGCTTGCTCCAGTCATCCAGTAGCGCTTGTGCCGAAGATTTTAGGCTTTCCGCGACTTCAAAGCGCCGGTCAACCCATACATACGCTTGCAGTCCGTATTTTGCGATAGATTCCGCGTTCTCCAAATACGGCTTGCCTCCGTTTATGTCGCGGATATTTAGCGCGTTGACGCCTTCGCCTGCGCCTAACGGATAGATACGATTAACGATATTAGACGGGTCGACTTCGCGCTCAATACCGCGTAGATTCTTGCCGAGCCGTACTTCGCAAGTTGGTTCAGTTGATGGTCGGACTAAGTTTAGCGTCCACGGATACGTCCGCGTGTCAAACGTCCATTCATACGCCTCGTCGAACGGTTCCGGTATCGAGAATAATGCGCCGAGCAAGCCGTTTTCGTTCTCCCACGCGTAATGAAAATACCGCGTAAAATCGCATGTACCAAGGCGCCAATTTTGCGTCGTTTGTTGCGCCAAAATGTACTCGATGTTTTCGCGTGTCGTCAAATTGGTTGTTTGGTGGTACTGAAAAAGCACGTCACTTGTAAGCGTTGTAATGACATGCTTGCAATCGTAAGTTATTTCGGTTGTATTTTCGTCGCGCGTCGTTACCGACGGCATAATGCGAAACAGACCGATATACTCGCTCGTGATGTCGTCCGTGATTTCGACGTAGTTTAACGGATTGCAATACTCGTTTTTTGGGTCGCCTAATGGCAGTGTGAAAGACGCTGACCATACTGCGTTAAACTCCTTTTTGTACGAAATAGCGTAGGCGTTTTCGAGAATGGCGATGGGCTTGTTGTTGATGTCAAATATTTTTAATATCGCGATCACCTCCAAAAATAAAAAGTGTCCACATAGCGTGAACACTTTTGTTACCGCAGCTTATGTTTTTGTTACCGCGCAATTTCTTCCGATTCTCAATTACCACGCCCTTTGTTATAGTTACACTGAAGATGATAAAAATGATATTATTCATTTTCAACAATCAAAGTGGTATTATATTACTATGCTAACGATATTGTTTCAGGAGGAGAAAATGAATAAAGCAGCATTTGAAACACCTAATATACTTAACAAATACTTTTATGTTTGGGCACTTTTTTTACCTATTACTTCTATTCTTGTTATACCTAATATACAAGGCACTTTTCCAAGTACTATTTTTGCAATTATATCATTTTTTTTAGTTCTATTAGTAAAACAAAGAAGGATACAGCTTAAGGGGTATCTTTGGGATTTAGTTGTTATTTTCATTTTATATACATTTTTGTCCTTAGTTTCCCAATTAATAAATGGTATGGTTGACATTCCATCGTTTGATAAGGTAATACTAATTGATCCCTCAGACACGAGCACCGATATGTTTAGATCTTCATTCTTTACTCAGTCGTTATATTTACTTGCAGGTATTATCACCTTTGTATATATCAAAAGGTATTACAACGATAGCTGGGAAAAACCTATTTTTATCGGTATATTATTGTTTACCATTTACGGAATTTACGAATTCCTATACTTTTTAATTTTTAACGACTATGGCGATTTCTTGACAAATAGAAACTTCGAAGGTCATGATACGATCAATCTTGGTAATCAATTAATGACTATTGGTTCCGTAGTCATTCAGCGTGTTAATGGTTTGGCCCTAGAACCTTCAATGTTCGCATTTACAGTCCTTCCCTTTTGGATTTATTCGTATTTTACGGGAAGGAAAAAAGTTTCACTAATACTCTTTGTTGGTCTATGTTTATCAACTTCAACTACAGCCATATTGGGAATATTTATATATTTAATTCCTTATATCAGAAAAAGTAATAAGTTGGTTCTTTTTTATATAATTACTTTCCTAACATTATTTTTACTAATAAAATTCGATTTTGTTTACAAAGCCTTTGATGAAATCGTGCTACAAAAATTACAACAAGAAACCGCATCAGGCATAGAAAGAACTAGCTTTTTCAAGAATCATATAGATTACTTTTTAAACATGAATGTTTTTAGTATTCTTTTTGGTATCGGATTCGGCACTGTACGTTCTACAGACTTTTTCTCAACAATACTAATCAATAATGGGATAATTGGATTATCTATCATTACATTATTATTCTTTTATCCCATCATTAAATTGAAAAATAACACAAAAAACCTTGGTCTTAAATTAAGTTTATTGGTCATTTTCCTTACATTAATGATTTCCGTTCCAGAATTTTCGTTTCCTAGTATTTGGTTGTTTTTAGGAATTGCTTATAATCAAATATTCAAACAAAAGATAGAGACTTATTAAGGTCTCTGTTTTTGTTTTTTAGAATTTCATTAGTTGCCTGTTAAACTACGCAATTCTATCCAGTCAGTCCCTAAAACGTTATTCGAACCGGTTGTTAATCTTCTCCAACCAAGTACTACATATTTGTTTCCTGACGTTCCTTGTTCTCCTGTTGCATAAGTTTCTATCATGTCGCCAGCTGTAAAGCTCCCGCTAGAAGGGATTCCATCACCATTGACAATTTTGTTTACACCCTGCCTTCTAGTTGCCAATCCAAAAGAGTATGGATCTAAGTAAAAATCTTTAACTAAGTTTTCCATTTGGGTGTTCGTTAAGCTTGTAATATTGGCTTTATACCATTTTAAATTTGTAACCTTTATATCACCACTTACAGTCCCGTAAGATTGCCACTCCAAACGAATAGAAGCCGCATCGGTAAACCTCCCTAAGTAAACGGGTATCTTTAACTTCGTTTTTTCTTTCGGTAAACATGGGTAATTATTTCCTACACTTGTAGCTAAACGCGCACCATCACTTCTGCACGCTCTTAAATAAAAACGAAATTGACCGTTTGTGGCTGAAGTAGTATCCAGCTCGAATTCGATTACATAAAAATCTTTTTCATTTTTGATATTTGTTGGAACATTATACTGAATAAATTTTGTTAAGTTTTCACCGCTTGTACCTGGAATAAGTTTTAATGAAATTCCATTTTCAATTTGTACAACATCTGAACTTGAAGCACCTGTCCAGTTATCAGGAATCCCATTTGTCCAAGTTGCCATGTTAAAATTAGTCGGTGAAATATCAACATCATTTGGAACACGCTTTGTACCATTAATACTTAGATTTTGCCCACCTATCACTTGTCTTGTGTTTATCCCAGTACAATTTGTTAGTTCAACTTCCGCCAAGCCTTGAACTAAAATAGGTGAATACTTCCAACCGTTTTCTCCATTTGTTCCATCCTTTAAATCACAGGCTGTAAACGTAAATTTACCAGTATCGCTTGAAATCAAGACTCCTATACTAGCCCCTCCATAAAGAGAAGTGTTAACAAATTGAATCCTTCCAGAAACATCAGTATTCGTCGACACATAAGAACTTCTAATGTTTGTTGTGATATAAGTTCCACCTGTCACACGTAACATGTTTATGTTGTTATCGAGGTAAATAGGGTTTTCACAAACATCTGCTGTACATGAAACCAAATCGCCCCAAAAATTATTCCCAATGTGAAAACCTTTGTTATATCCAAAAGCAAACCAATCAAACGCTGACAATTGATCTATATAAAGTAATTCGAAGGCTGTTCCATTTTCTTTAATCCATTTGTATAGATTTGAGGTAGGAGCATATTTAAATGTCCAAAAGTGAATATTTTGTCCCCTAGATACGTCTTTAACCTCGTTGACCCGTATACCCAATTTTATAGGCTGACCATAAATATGAGATATATTAAACCTTCCTGCATTTTGTAAGTTAATACCTTTGTAAGGGTTAAGAAGCATTAAATTTTCTAAATGAACGTTATCAGTGTTTACGTCACCTTCGTTTTTAGTTGTATCAATCGCCCAGCTAAAAGGAATTGGTTCAGTTGCCGTTTCGTCCACCTGTTCAGGATAATTAATTAGAAAACCACTCATAGAACTTGAATGCTTCATCTTAAAAGCAGACAAGCCGTTCTCATCATTTTTTCCAACGTAAATGTCGAAAACAGGATTTTTGTTTAAATCTGTTAGAGTGATAAAATCAGCGCCAACTAATGATATATAAGGGTTGATAATAACTTGACTGTATATTCCATATCTATTTGGATAAGGGAATATTATTTTACCACCATTAGGTAAACTTGCTTGAGCTTGATTGATAGCAGGTGCCCAATCATAGCCATTAACTGCAGCAACTTTATAACTTTCGAATTCCATTATGTTAACGAGTCCTGTAAGTTTTGTTTCAGTTTGTGCCAACTGCGTGGTAACTGACTCATGTTCTTGGTCCAATCTTTCCTTCAAAGTTGTATAAGTTGTCCCTGTGGAAGAGACACGAGCCTGTGCCGCTTCCACCGACGAATCCCCTTCGATAACTACCTGATTAAATTGTTCTTGCACGCTATTTGCCGTCGTAACCGCCTGACTCGCGTTTTCATCCGCGGTCGTCGCCTTCGTAATTGCCTCGTTCGATTGTTCAATAGCCGCGTTCAACTTGACGCGACCATCATTTAAACTGTCCGTTGCTTGTATTTTCTCAACCGCCATCCTATCGCCCTCCCAATATCTATACGTATCTATCGCGGTATCTAAGCGTTAAATCAAAGTTCATGTTGCTTCCCGTAATCGTTATGTTGTTGTCTCCCGGCAATAACTCGATAAAGTCGCCGGTCATTAGCGCAAGCGAATTAACGCCGTCCTTTGTGACCGTATAGTGTTCGCCGTCTATCGTTATATTTGCGTTGTTAAATGCGCCCAATGCCGCCACCTTTCCGTTAGCACTAATCGTTACGTTTGACGCCGAGCCAGCCAACGTCATAACCGCCCGCAAAGCATCGCCGTCCACGTAAGTAGTAAATGTCGTATTGCCCGTTATTTTCCGCGTTGCATTGCCACCGTTATGCCCTAGCGGATAAGTCGCGGTAAAATAAATGTCCTCGCTGCCCCACGTTATCTCGTCGCTCGTTACGTTCGAGTAGCTAAACGGGTCGAACGCGGTCAATGCCAGCGAAAATATGCCGTGATTGGCTCGTCGTTCCATCGGTACGCCGCCGGTCAGCCTTACGTTGAAATAAACGTTCAGATTGTCGCCGAATCGTAGCTTGACCGTTTTAGGGCGTCCCCATTCGTCAATAAAAAGCGCGTTTAGTTTGCGAATCGCGCGTTTTAATTCGGCGTAACTTTCGCGCCGGTCAAAAACGCAATCTAGCGTAAATTCGCGAGCGTTCAACCATCCGCCATAATCAAAAGCGCCGTGCCGATTTGGCACGACGACTGATTGATTTCGTATGTTAGGTAGTGCCGGCTCGCTCGATGACAAGCGCACGGATAAACCGAGGTCTTGCAGACAAAAGTCATCAACATAAACGAGCGATTCCGTCACTTTAGATTCTTGCACGACGACCCCCTCCTATAATTGCGTTGTCGGTTTCGCGTTTAATTTCGCGGCTTACCGTTGGCGCGACTAATTTGCCGACTTGTTTTCCGTCCATTTCGACCGCCAAGCCGTCGAGTTTCTGCGCAAGCAGGTTGACCGCCGACGCAATCATGTCATCACGCGAGTTAACATCAACCGTGCCACTTATTGCCGACGATAGTGTTCCGTATGTGCCAGCTGGCGTTGCATAAGCGAGCGATACATCCGGCGTTTCTGGCGTTGCCCACTTGGACAGCCTTTCCGCTGCTCCAATTACGTCACTTTTCATTGCGAGCATACCGTCAGCAAGCCCAAGTCCGAGCATTTTACCGATTTCGTCGCGGAATACCTTAGACGGCGAATGCACGCCAAAGAATCCTTTGACTGCTTTTACAACGCCGCTTGCAAAACCGCCGATTTTTCCGATGATCCAGTCTTTAACGGAATTAATACCGTTCCACAGCCCTTTAATCAAATTCGCTCCGACATCGAACATATCGCCGACTTTGTCGTCAATAGCGCCAGCTAACTTCTTAACTAAATCCCAGCCAAGCGATAGTAGCTTCGGAATTAATTCCGCGATACCATCGAGCAACGCCAATAAGATTTTTCCGCCTGCCGCCAAGATTTTCGGTAAATTTTGTATTAAAGCGCCAGCTAATTTGATGATAAGCGTTAAGCCAGCCAGCAAAAGTTGTGGCAAAATCTTCATGATTCCGTCAATCAAAGCGACTAAAATTTTGACGCCTGCGTCGAGTATCTTCGGCAAGTTGTCAATTAATGCGCCAAATAAAGCAAAAATCAGCATAATGCCTGCTTCGAGTAGCTGTGGCAAAATCGAAATTATACCGTCAATTAACGCGTCAAGTATTTTAATACCCGCGTCAATAATTTTCGGAAGGTTGTCAATGACCGCCTGCGCAATCGTCAAAATAATCGACAATACCGCGTCAATAATCGCTGGCAATAGCGAAATAATTCCTTCTATGAGCGCGGTTAATATCGTAATTCCCGCCGTAATAATCAGTGGCAGATTTTCGGTAATCACGCCCAAAATCGTCGTAACTAGCGTTAGAATTGCGCCGACAATCAACGGCAAAGCGTTGACAAGCCCGTTTAATAGGCTCGTTAGAACGGTTACGCCTGCCTGAACGAACTGCGGTAAAAACTTTGCAATCGTTGTAATCAACGTTGTTACAATTGCGAGAATCGCTGGCAAAATTATCGGAATTGCATTCGTGATTCCTTCGATTAATTTCGTTAGTACGTCGACACCAGCTTGTACGAATATCGGCAAGTAGGTTGTTATGGCGGTAATAATGCCGTCAACAACTGCGGTGATTCCGCTCAGTAATGCTGGCAAGTTTTGCTGTATACCTTCGGCGATTGCCGGAAGGAATTTCGCACCTGTCAAAATCAACGCCGGAATGCCACCAACTAAAAAGCCGATAATGGTCGGCACTAGCTGTCCGAACATTTGCGCCACCCCGCTAAAGTCGCCACTAAATGCCCGCGATATAACATCGGCTACACTTTCAAAAAATGGCGCAACTTTGGTGTTTACAAGTTCGATGAATACATTTTTTAGTTTCGTCAGTACTTCGCTTGCTTTTTCTACGCCGACAAAGAACGCCCCTTTAAGCGTCGACCCTATTTGATTAACCGAGTTTCTGAATGGTTCCGAGTGTTTGTATAGCGCGATAAATCCGGCGACTAATGCGCCAACCGCAATGACAGCAATACTAATCGGGCTCGTTAGAAATGCGAACAAACCGCCAACTACTTTTAATTTTCCGCCTAGTTTCGTCAGAAACGGCAATAACGGCGCAATGGACATCATAAACAAGCCAATTCCGGCGGCAACCGTTCCCACAACGGCAATAAATCCAGTCAGCGTCGCAAGCACTAACGCCGCAACCGATATAAACTTTTGCAATTTTGGCGGTGCATTATTAAACGCCTCAATCAGCTTGGTTACCCATTCCACCGACCGCTGAATAGTCGGTGTCAAATGGTCGCCTACGATTATTTTCATCGTTTCAAACGAACCACTCATTTGCTCGATGGCTCCGCCAAGTCCGCCCATCATCTTTTTAGCCGCTTTCGCAGACGCTCCGGCCGAATTTTCAAGTGATTTCGTCATGGCGTCAATTTTGTCGGGCCCGGCTTTCATCAATGCCAAGAATCCACTAGCGGCTTCCGTCCCAACAATTGACGCGAGTGTCTGCAATTTCTGGGTTTCGGTTTGACCTTCCATTGCCGTTTGCAGTTCGCGGATGATTCCGGCTAAACCTAAAAACTTTCCGTTTGCGTCGGTCACTTCAATTCCCATCGACTTCATCATTTTTGCGGTTTTTTCCGCTGGTTTCAGCAATTGAACTAAGCCGCCGCGTAGCGTTGTTCCCGCCTGTTCCCCGCGAATGCCCACATCAGCCATGATTCCTGTAGCCGCCGCCAGTTCTTCGATTGATACACCTAGTGAACTAACAACTGGCGCCGCGTATTTGAATGCATACGACATATCCACGATACCTGCCGCCGAATCGTTCGCGGTTTGTGCGAGTATGTCTGCAACTCGGGAGGCTTCACTTGCTTTCAATCCAAACGCATTCAATGCGCTTGATACCGTATCAGCCGTCAGTGCTAAGTCCTCACCCGACGCTTCGGCGGCGGCAATAACACCCGGCATAGCCGCAATTATTTGATTCACGTCGTAGCCTTTCGCGGCCATCTCCGACATCGCAACCGCAACTTCCTGCGCCGACTTGGTCGTTTTTGCTCCGAGGTCAAGCGCAGTCTTTTTTAACGCGTCAAATTCTTTTTCTGTCGCCCCTGCAATCGTCGCCGCACGTCGCATGGCACTGTCAAAGTCGACCGAAGTCTGTACCGCTTGTTTTAACGGAACGGTAATTCCGGTTGCAATTGCGCCGAACGACAACGCGATTCCCCCGCCAATGTCGCGCATATTTTTGCCAAAGCCTTCCATACGGCTACTAAATGTTTGAACCTCTTTACCTGCCTTTGCCATTCCGCTACTCAAATCACTTATATCAGCGCCAACCTTGACGAGAATGTTTTCTTCCACCGTCTCACCCCTTCCGTTCGACCGTTAAAGTCGCAAGCCAGTCGTTCATTTCGTCGACTTCCTTACGCTGTTCCTCGATTGTTTTATGGTCAACTTGTTTGCCGTCTTTTGGCCGCTTGAACAATTCCGACTTTTTCAGCCGTTTTGCGTGATATGCCGCACGATTCCACATCGTTTGAGTCGCCATCAATTCATACTCGTCAAAACGACGTTCATTCTCCGCCTGCATGAGAATCGCAAACTCGCGCGGTGTCAGCGATTCTATCTCATGCGGTGTGAGGCGGAGATACCGCCAGCCGTCCGCAATTGCAACGTCACACTCGTCTGTTATGCCATAAGGGTTTCGAGTGCTTTTTTCGCTTGCGGGTTGTCCCTCAATAGCTTGTCGACGGTTTTCTTGTAGAAAAAACTGTTGACTACGACTTCATTGCAAATTTTCGTGACGGTGTCTTGGTCAAGTTTTTCCGCCTCAAATAGCTGTTCAATCGCTGTTTCGATGTCTTTTAATGCAAAATTTTCGCCGGTATGCAAAAGTGCGGCGTGAACGATGTTCACAAACGCGTCAAGGTCACCCATAATTGCCTTGCCAATGAGCGCATAAGCACCGCCTTCGTAAAGTCCGTTCAAGTGCCTTACCGCTTTAAACGTCAGTTTTAATTCATATTCTTTTCCGTTTATTTCAAATGTTGCCATCCGCTCATTCCTCCGTTTCATAAATTAAGCGGGCAAAGTCGCCCGCCTTCATTAAATTTCGTCTGCGCCTGCAGGCACGGTCGTCAATGTTTCTTTCGTTGTTTCTCCGACCAATGACGCTTCAAAGCTGTATGTCGCGTTGTCGTCGCCCGGATACTCTACTTCAAACGAAGAAATCATATACTTGCCAACTTTTGCCTCCATGGTGTTCACGTTGATTTCAAGGATTTCAGGGTATTCCGCATTGTCAATCGCGTCCTCCAACGCTTGCAGTGCCGGGTCATCAGCGGACATAAGTCCTTCAAAACTGATTGTTTCCGTCTTGAGCCCGTAGGCACTTCCGCTAATATCCTTTGTGCTAACGTCAACTTCGTCGCGTTCTTTCGACCGGCTGCCGCTAGTCTGATAAAGGACGCGCAGTGTGGTTGATGTGCCACCCTCGTCAGGTACGCGCACGGCGTAAACAATGTCCTTCCCTTTTAAAATTGCCATTCAATTCGCCCCTTTGTTCGTTATTTGTAAAGTGTTACTTCGACTGTTACATCGAGGTAAACGCGGTGATTGTTTGTCTGGTTCGCCAAGTCGTCGTTTGTCATTGGCGTAATTCGTTCAACGTTCGCAACAAAAAAGCCAACCGCGGGGAATCCGGATTGACTTGTTTCTAATAACGGTATTTGATTGAAGGTAAGCGCCCGTTTAATTTCCTCGGGCAACTTCGCTTTTTGCGCACTCGACGACGCGTACACGCCGACTTGAAACCGGTAAGTTGACTCGGCAACCTCACGCATTTTGTCGAGTGTAGCATGTTGCGTTTGCAAGTCCTCAATCGTCAAAAACGGTTTGGTTGTCGGCAACTTAACGCCGTCATAAATCCAAACGCACGTATAACCCGTTTGTTGCTCCAAAAACGTTTTGAGTGACGCTTGTATGTCGTATAGATTAACCATTCCGTCACCCCTTCGTTAGTCGGTGCTTCACAGCGTCAACATAATCATTTTCGCTATTCCAGATTGCCCTACGCACGAACGCTTTTTTCGTTTTATGCTCGTACTCTTGTCGTGTGGCATACGGTTTGTCAGATCCCCACTGCCATGTGTGCGGCTCGGTCGCCTGTCGCGGCGACGACGCCAACGAGTTTTTGAGCGCTCCCGTATCAACCGGCGCCATTTCCGCGGAGTCGCTCGCCATTTTACGCGCATACGTTTCCGTAATTTTATCTATGTCATTCACCGCTTGCTGTCCGCCAACACTATCGAACATTTTTAGCACGTCGCCCAATCCGTCTATTTTTACGTTAAAGTTCGCCATCAGCTGATTAACCTCGCTAGAATTTCATAGCGGTTGTCAATGCCGATTCCTTTTTTATCCATCGCCAGTATTTCGTAATCTTTTCCGTCATACAAAATAGCCGTAATTTTAACGGCAATATCGGCGATTAAATCAATCGAGATAGAAACAGTAAGGTCGCCAGTTTGAACCTTAATTCCGCCGATAATTTCACGGTCAACGCCCGTACTTATTTCGGTGACTACCGCGTCAACTTGTCGAGAGACTTCGGATTCGACGGTCGGCTCGCCTGTGAACGGATCGCGCTCGGTGACGTCCAAATATTTTACGTTGATTTTTGACGTGCGATTGGCGGTTACTTCACTTCGAGTTTGGCGCATAAATTCGATGTCATAATCGTTTAGCATGCGTTAGTCACCTCCTATAAGTATTCCGACTTTAAGACCGGAACTATATAACTACTACACTGTGGGTGTGGCGAGTAAATTTCCGAATCAGTTGGGCGGAAAATTCCGTCGCCTTCGCCATAGCGATTTTCATGTGCCAGCTTATAGCACGCGTGTTCTTTATGCCGCGGATGTCGGCTGCCATTTTCGACGATTCGCACCCAATCGGCGACCTCGCTCCGTTCAATACTCATCGCGTTGGCTGTGCGGTGTGCCGTATTACCTTCCGTTACGACCAACCGCCGAATCATCCACGTTTCGTTTTCGTAGATTCGACGAATGTTCCGAATCATCGTGCCGACTGATTCACCTTTGATTATGTCGGCGCGAAGCTGCGTGGCAATCGCGTCGCGAATTTCCCCTGACATCGTCCAAATGCGGTCTGATAGCACTAGCCCATCGTCACCAAATCGTGTAGCAACATATTCAACGACATTCCGGTTGATAGTGGCAACACCGGCACCAACAAGCAGAACGCCGTTCACGGACTTCATCGCGTCATTCGCTTGGTCAACCGCGAAACTTGTTGATTCTTCGATAACAAAGTTCAACGATTCTTCGCCATATTTGCGCATAGCCGCCTCGACCGTTTCAAGCTCGCGCAACAGTCGCATTAAACGTTGACGCTTGATTGTTCCGTCAGAATCCGCAAAATCCGCAAGCAAGTCCGCGAGATCGGCGCGAATACGTCCGATTTCGCGAATGGCGAACGCGACTTGCTTTTCGTTGAGTTTTCCATACTCGTTGGCGATTCTGCGGAAAATTGCGTCAAGTTTTTCTTGTGAATTCATGGGCGGTCAATCCGTTTCATAATGAAAAACCCATGTCCGTTTTTTCGCGCTTTTTCAGTTTCGTATTGGCTACGAATGTCTTGCGCTAGTTTGCGGTATTGCTCGGATATTTTCGACTTATCAACGGATTCTTCTCCGTCTTGGTACGAAAAATAATGCGCAGTAGCAAGCGCAATTTGCCAAGCGCCTTCGGCTTGTGCGTAAAGTAAAATTAAATTTACGTCAGATTCGGGAACAATGCTTGATGACGCAAAGCCGTGAACCTGCATCGCGTCATCAACGAGTTCCTCTGCGTCTGTTAATTGAAAATTCGGAACGCCTTTAAACCGTCGTAAAAGTCGCTCGACAAGTTCCGCCTTTGTCGTCATTAAGCGTTCCCTCCTTATTGTTTAGACGATGTGCGCTTTCTAGTTGCGGGCTTTTTCGGCGCTGACGAACCTTTTTCACCCGTAACCTCCTGCGCAAGAATACGAACGTAGCCGATTTTTTCGAGGTGTTTCGCGCTACGTTCGTCTATTTCGATTTTTGAGCCGGGTTGGTTGCCGTCTACAACCGCTCCGACTACTTCAACTAGCTTTTTCATTATGCTTGTGGCGTGAATACGTCAGCGTGTAAGATTAGTCCTGGCGCTTCGATTGCTGGGAATCCAGCAGCCACCGCGCGTAAAACGGATTGAATTGGCTCTTGCTTGTCATATGCTTGCAACACAATTCCCGGTTGGAAATTGTTTTCAACAGTTGGGCCAAGTAGGAAGTTACCGACACCTTCGCTTAACATTACAACGCGATTTACTGGAAAGTATTCGACTTCTTCATCTTCGCCAGTGTAAATGTCTTTAACCGTTACTTTGCGGTCAGTAACAATCTGAATCGGGGGCAACCCAAATCCGTCAAGTACCGCGTTTAATTCTGCTTGACTTACGCGAGTAGAACCTTCTGGACGACCTGCTTCGGTAACAATCACTTTATTTCGTAGTAACTTTGCTTGAACTTCACGGCTCATCAAAATTACGTCAGGTGATTTTCCGTTAGTATTTTCGTAAATTTCGACCCAGTTCAATAAATCGGCGATAACATCACGATCGACGTTATCCCAGTCATCAGGTGATGTTAATGCGATTTTGTGTTCGGGCGGAATACCAAAATCAACGTTAATTTTTACGCCGTTTTTGTTATACGAGAAGTTACCTTTCGCTAATGCTTCCATCTTGATTACGCCGATACGACGTTGAATTGCTTGAACGAGATCCACGCCTTTAAGCGCTAAACGCTCAACCATCGCAGCTTTTTCGCCATTATTACGTGCTTGATTGAGTGCGAGTAATTCTTCTTCGGTTGCGATGTATTTAATCCCCATTTTCGCAATTTCGCCCATACGAGAAGCGACTGCGTCACGGTCTACGACTGGCGGTTCGGAACCATATCCAATCATTGCGCCGATGTGTTTAGATTTTTTAATAATGTCATATGCGAACGTATTCGAATAAATTTCAGAGTCTGGTAAAAAACGATCTCCCAGCGTCGGCTCTGCCTCTTGTAATGTTTCATCGACTAGTCCGCGTAATGCCGGTTCTTTAAATTCTTCTAAATGTGTAATACCTGCCATATCTATATTCCTCCTACTTTTTCAGATTTTTGTGCATGAAAAAACGCATTCACTTTGAAAGCGTCATAGTTAAATGTGTTTAACGTATCGAATGTTTGGATTAGCAGCTTTAAAAGCATCGGTTAATCCAACGCATTTTGCTTCGTAAACTGAACCTCGAACAAGAACTTCACCAACAACAACATCATTTACTCCGTCAACGTCAACGTTAACGTTTAAAATTGCGAATTCATCAAAGCCGGGTTCGAGTGTTCCCGGAGTAGTCTCGCTGTACTCTTCGAATTTTCCTGTTGCGGTATTGCGTGCAATCGCTGTTCCTGCTTCTAGCGTTTTTACGCCGATTTTTGCTGCGTCAAGTGTTGCGCCTCCTTCGATGAATTGAAAATGTTCAGAAGCTAGAATGTTTTTACCGCTTTTAAACGGTTGTTCAGTAATTTTTAAAGTATAACCTGCCATTTGCTACTCCTCCTATTATCGAATTTTTCCTTTTTCTTTTAGGCGCTTAAATAGACTGCGCCCAATGTCCGCAGAGTCTTTCGGTTTAGGTTGCTGTTTTTCTGTATTCCCAAAGCTAGGGTCAACGTAAGCAACCTTTTTCGGCGGAATGTCAGTCATGAGAACTTTGAGTGACTCTTTTAGTTCTTCACCTGTTTCGCCTGTTAGGTATTTACGGTACCGTTCGATTTGCTCGCTTGTATAGCCGGCTTGTGCGAGTAAAGCCTCTTTTTTTGCGTCAAGTGCAGCCAGCTTGATTTTGTTTAAATCCTCTTGTGTTTTTTCATACAAAGATTTGTATTCGTTTTGCTCCTCAAGTTTCTTGCGCTCCGCTTCATCGCGCTCTTTTTCAAGTTCGGCTAGCCGTTTTTTCAACTCGTTTACTTCGTCTACTTTTTGTTTGAATCGTTCGTAAGGAATCTTGTTGTCAATTTGCGGTTTTTGCGCCTCCGCAGGCGGTTGAGTATCGTCATATTTTGGTTGTTGAACTTCCTTTTCATCCATAGCCATAACCTCCGTTTAACGTCACTCGGACGAAATTTCTTCGTTATATAAATCACGTTGTTGTCGCGATTTTTTCGTTTCATTTTCAATTTCTGTCTTTTTCGCGTTGACATTTTCAACACCTAATCGTTGCATTGCGCCTGCTATCGATTCAAAGCCTGAGCTAGTTTCAAGAGTCAACAATTCGACGAGCTCTTTGCGGTTGTCCGGTAATGGTAAAACAAATTTTATTTCGTTGTCATAGTTATTTCCGATTAGTTTAACGACCTCTCGGTCGTATCCAAATACCGGATTGTCAACGCGAGCCTGTAAGTATCGGATTGTTTTTTCGTGTAGTTCCTCAAGCCGTGGTCCCCACGAAAGCCAATGTTCCTCGGTTTCTTGAATAATGTCGTGGAACAATACGTGTAATGCTTCGCCGTTTAGTCCGCCAAAGTTCAATTCTTGCGGAACAATTTGCGGGATACTTGTGATTTCGTGAAGTGCGGATTTTACACGAGCATATTGATCTTTGAACGCTTCTTTCCAACGGAATGACGACTCTATTTTTTGAATTTTGGGCTCAATGCCGTCATTTGTTCCGCGCGCTTCAACGACAGCACCCGGCGCAATGTGCATGTTCGCTGCTGTTCCTTCAGTCGCATTTAGAACCGCGGTCATCGGGAACATTTCAAAGCGCAACGAGTCAATTGCGTCCTCATTCAATCGGTTTAAAACGTCGGTTTGTTCTTTCATATCCTCGATTTCAGAATAGTCAACTGTTTCGCCCGACAAGTCGCTCACCGGAAACAAGACAACCGGAATAAAGTCTAACCCCATCGGTTGTTTTGGGGTGATTGTTTTTACGACTTTTAAATCCTCGCTGTATAGCGCTTCTTCCAAAAAGCATTCGCCGTTTTCCATTGAAAACGTTTGTTTGCGAATTAATTCTTTATCTTCTTCGTCAGTAACGAAATTAATAAAATGAACCGCAATTAACTCCTCGTAATCATCGTCGCTATAAACCGGAAATATTTCATAATCAGGTCGAAACACCCACTTAATTTTGCCCGTATTCGGATTGAACACGATTTTACAACCGACCCGACCGGCGATTAATCGGTCGCGCGCAGCAACCAACAATTTTTCGCGCATTTTATTTTCGCGCCAAAGCTGATACAATAGCTTTTCGTACTCTTCCGCGCGTTTGTTTTCTTGCTGTTGCGCTGTCGACGGTTGATAGTCGGGTTTTAACATTTCTATCGGGTCGTCGGTTTGTTTTGGCGTGACGGATATTCCGTGCCTTCCGCCCATTTGCCATCGCGCTTTTCGCTTGATGAACGCCTTAAAGTAGTTCGTCGCATAACGAGTTGGGTCGTAATCAAGTTCGGGCGGACGCGGTAATTCAGACGCCTTAACGAGTTGACCTGTGTTAGGGTCAACGTGCTGCTTTCCGTCGTAATATTCGTAGTTTTTTATTTGTTGGTTAATTCGTTGCCACGTTTCCTTGCCTAGCGCTTGTTGAAACGGCGAAAAAAGCAATGTGTCTATATCGTCTGGATTTAGTAAATTGTAATCGACCAATACGGTAATTCACCTCCTTAACGTAAATTTTTTAAGTACGTTTTAATTACTACGGTTCCGCTTTTTGTAGCGGAAACCGCCATTTCAAGTGCGTCAATTACGTCATCATGCGAATTGGTGCCGTAACGCTCGAACTGTTCTAAAAGTAGCCCGTGTTTATGCGAAAATTGAAGTTCGCCGCGTTCAATCATCGGTGCCATCGATTCAATCCGTAGTTCTTTCCGCGTTCTGTGCTTAACTTTTTTTACACGCGTAAATGCCGGGTAACCGTGATTCATTAATGCAGCCGATAACTCATCAACGAAAAATTCTTGAGCCGCCTGTGCTTCGGCTGCAACAACATCGGGCTGATAGCGCAACACAAGTTCGACAATTCGGTCAATGAATTCTTTCGGTTTTAATCGCTCGCCAATCGCGTCAACAACGTACATTACACCGGTTTTCTTATGCTTAGCAACAACCGCGATTGCCGAGTAGTCACCGCGTTCCTTGCCAAGCGCAAAATCAACGCCCATTGAGATTGTGTATTCGCTGTGATTGATCGGTAGTTCGCTGTGAACGTCGTCCCAATACGTGAATTTTTCGGTGTCGAATAACATCGAATCCTCGTCAATCGGATTGTTTTGGTATTCCGTGTTGAACGCTTTCGTACCGTTATCCCAGCGCCAAGTCATCAGCTTCCACAACGGCTGAACTTGCGGCCATAACACTTTTGCGCCACGCAGCATTTCTTTTTCGTTCGCCTTGAAAAAGGCTTCCGCGTCGGCTTTTCTGTTCGGGTTTTCGTAATCCGTGTAAATTTTGCGGCATTCTTCCCACAAGTCCATGCGTTCGGGGAACGAAATAATCGCTCGGTAAATCTTCGTTTTAAAATCCGAGCGTTTGTGAAGTACGTACATTAAAAGCGACTCGTGATGAACGGTTGTTCCCATATAAACGAACGCCGTGCGCTTGCCTTCGGGGTCGCCTAATGGAATTACCGTTTGCGTGAACCAATCACGCAACGCTTGACGTTGTTCTGGCGTCGACGCATTTCCGCCCGGGCGTGCGTCCTCTAGGTCGTCTAGGATAATTAAATCCGGTCGCGAGCCGTTCCAGTTACGACCGCGCAACGCCTGACCGGTCGACGCCGCTTCAACAAGCGCTATTTGCTTGCGTACTTCCGGATTGTCAGGGTCGGGATGCCACGCGATAAAGCCCTCGCCATTGTCGCGAATGTTCGCTTGGTCTTTCGGCGACAGCAGCGGTCCAAAGTCGGCACGCAGCTTGGCGTTATATTTCAGTTGGTTACGAATCCACTCCATGTTCGCCTTTGATACGGTCGGCGTTTCCGAAATGATAATGATATATTTGCGGAGACGGTAGACGACCTCGCGGATGGGCGACGCTTTCGACAAGTATGTCGACTTGGCGTGTGACCGCGGCGCGGCAACCGCAACTTTATCGTTAGTGTGAACGGTCGACACGTCGTCAATGATTTCCGCAATTTCCTTGTGAAAGTCCGCCGCTTGGTCGGCGTCAGCAATGTCGAACCCTTCCCAGTTGCCGTCATTGCCGGGATTTCGCGCTTCGCTAAAATATTCAAGCGAAAATTCGAGCAAGTCCCCTTCGCAACGGCGCACACGTTCCAGCCGGCTGTAAATCGGAAATCGGTCGCAGGCTTCGGGCGGCCAGTTCGTCGGGTCGTCGCCGTAAATGTCGA